AAAAATAGACCTACATTTGTTGGCAAAAATAAGGCTGTTTTATACGGAATTGGTACAGATTCAGCAAAAGAAGCTATTTTTGCACGTTTAGCTGCTGAAAATGAGCTAACTACCTTGCATTTTTGCTCAGACCTTGATGAAGAGTATTTTAAACAGCTTACAGCAGAAAAAAGAGTCACAAAATTTGTTAGAGGTAGAAAATCTTTGATTTGGAAGCAAATAAGACCAAGGAATGAGGCTTTAGATACATTGGTCTATAATTTTGCTGCTATTTACATTTTAAATCCAAATTTTGATTCTATTGAAGAAAAAATACTAAATCAACAACTAAAACCCCAAGAAAGTAAACAAAATAAGCCACAAAAAGGCATAAATAGAGGTAATTTTGCTACTTCTTGGAAGTAGTTTGACTTTTCCTTGTTAATGTGTTGACTTTTTAACAAAAAACCATAGTGTAATATTAGATATATCTAAAACATTTATGAGGTTTTTGCTTGAGCAACAAATTTGATTCAACAAATTATCCATCCCAAGTTCCTACTGAGCTTCAGTTGGGAGACTTTTGGGCATGGAAAAGAGAAGATTTAGCAAATGACTATCCAGTAGCATCTTATTCACTATCTTATGAATTTAATTTAGTAGATGGAGCTACAGCTTCTAATTTTACATTAACAGCAACAGAGTCAGGCGATACATATATTATCGAAGCTAGTAATACATCTTCTTACACAAAAGGTAATTATAACTGGGTTTCTTACATGACTAGAAGCTCTGATTCTGCAAGAGTCAAGCTGGAAGAAGGTTTTGTAGAAGTTCAAGATAATTATGCAACTACAACTGCTTCAGTTAGAAGTCATGCAAAAATTGTTTTAGATAGCATAGAAGCAGTTATTGAGAACAGGGCAAATATTGATCAATCATCTATGTCTATAGCTGGTAGATCATTATCAAGAATGTCTATAGATGAATTGATGACTTTTAGAGACAGATACAAGGCTGAATATCTAAAAGAAGTTAAAATACAAAGAATTAGAAATAAACGTGGGTCAGGTAATACTATCAAAGTTAATTTTGGTAGAACTACTGGCTCAACTCCTAAGAGCTACACATAATGGCATGGTATAACAGAATATTAGGCAATAACGAACCTAAGAAAAAGAAAAGACAAGCATATAGAAGAAGCTACACTGGTGCTAACACTGGAAGATTGTTTGCAGATTTTGTTACCACATCTACAAGTGCTGATGCTGAGATAAAAGATAACATAAGAATTTTAAGAGATAGAGCAAGAGAATTAGCAAGAAACGATAGCTATATTGCAAGATACTTAAACCTGATGGTATCTAATGTTATCGGTAAGCATGGCATAAGAGTTTCTAGCAAAGGTCGTGACGATAATGGCACACTAGACCTTGCTGGAAACCAGCTCATTGAAAGTGCTTGGAAAGAATGGGGTCAGGTTGGAAATTGTACAACTAATGGAAGATTATCATTTTTAGATTGCCAAAAAATATTTGTTGAATCTCTATGTAGAGATGGTGAAGTATTAATCAGGAAAATAAAAGACAGCAATTCACCTTTTGGTTTTCAATTACAGTTTTTAGAAGCAGATCATTTAGATGAAAATAAAAATGATGTTTATAAAGCTACTGGCAATAGAATAAAAATGGGTGTAGAAGTAGATAAGTATGACAGACCAGTTGCTTATCATTTATACAAAGACCATCCTTACGATAGAGTTTATTTAAGTCAAGCACAACACATTAGAGTTCCTGCTGATGAGATTATCCATGCTTACCTACCTACTAGAGCAGAACAAACTAGAGGTGTTTCTTTGGTTGCTACATCAATGGCTAATGTAAAAATGTTAAATGGTTATTTAGAAGCAGAGATAGTTGCAGCAAGAGTTGGTGCATCTAAAATGGGTTTCTTTACCTCGCCTGATGGTGATGGTTATGTTGGTGATGGTGAATATGAAGATACCTTTAACCCAACAATGAACGCACAGGCTGGTGTATTTGAACAATTACCTGCTGGAATGGATTTTAGAAGTTTTGACCCAACACATCCAACATCTGCTTTTGAATCTTTTACAACCAGTGTATTAAGAAGTATCGCATCAGGTTTAAATATTTCTTATCATTCATTATCAAACGACTTAACTTCAGTTAATTATTCTTCAATAAGACAAGGTGCTTTAGAAGATAGAAGTATGTATCAGATATATCAACAATTTGTAATTGAGCATTTTGTAAACCCAGTATTCCAATCTTGGTTAGAAATGTCTATATCTACTGGATATATCAACTTGCCTATGAGCAAATATGATAAATTCGCTAGATCAATAAATTACATACCTAGAAGTTTTGCTTGGATTGATCCTTTAAAAGAAATGCAAGCAAATGTAATTGGTTTACAAAATGGAACACTTACTTATGCTGATATTAGCAGTTCATACGGAAGAGATACAGAAGAACTTTTTGAACAACATCAAAAAGAAATAGAATTAGCCAAACAATATGATATTGAATTAGCTTATCAACCATTTGGTCAGAAGAATCCTGTAGATGCAAAAATACAGGGTGGAGATGACGAAGATGAGTAAGCCAACTCAAGGAATGAAGGAAGAGGCTAGAAAAGGATTAGACTGGCGTAAAGAATATGGTAGGGGTGGAACTAGAATTGGAGCTGAAAGAGCAAACCAAATCTTAAATAATGAAAATCTTTCTGATGAAACTATTAAAAGGATGTATAGTTTTTTCAGTAGACATGAAGTAGATAAAAAAGCAGAAGGTTTCAGACAGGGTGAAAAAGGCTATCCATCAAACGGAAGAATAGCTTGGGCTTTATGGGGAGGAGATGCTGGATTTAGTTGGTCAAGAAAGCTAGTTAATCAAATGAAAAATGAAGAAGATAGAGCCATGCCTGATGGACTTAAGGTTGGCGATTTTGTAAGTTGGAATAGTTCAGGTGGTAGGGCTAGAGGTAAAATTATTAAAATTGAAAGAGATGGAACAATTAATGTTCCTGATAGTGATTTTGTAATTACAGGAACTTCTGATGATCCTGCTGCATTAATACAAGTTTATAGAAGTGGTGAACCTACAGATACTGAGGTAGGACATAAGTTCAGCACTTTAACAAAAATTAATCCCATTAGGGATTTAAACGATTTCAATTCTAATGAATTGGAAAAACATCCTTTATTAAAAAATGAAGAGGAGAAATCTATGAATAAAGAAGATAGACATATCCTTAATGTGAGTGAAACTGATGATAAAGTTATCGTTGAATTTGCAAAGCATGAGGATGTAGAACATGAAGGTGAAGAAGTAGAAATGACTGAAGAAGTATCTATGATTCATGAAGATGAAGAAAGAAAAGTAATTGATATGCCTATGAAATATAGAACTATTGATTTATCTAAACATTCTTATCTTGATGAAGAAAAAAGGGTAGTTCGCGTAGGAGTTTCTTCTGAAGAACCTGTAGAACGTAGTTTTGGCATGGAAGTGCTAGGACATTCTGCTGACGATATAAACATGGAGTTTATAAATTCAGGCAGAGCACCATTATTGCTTGATCATGATATGACTAAGCAAATTGGTGTAATTGAGAAATTCGAACTAGATGAGGCTGCTAAAAGGTCTTTAGCAGTAGTCAGATTTGGAAAATCTGCTTTAGCTCAAGAAGTGTTTGAAGATGTAAAAGATGGGATACGGATGAACATATCGGTAGGGTATCGCATCGATAAACTGGAAAGAATGAGTAACAAAGATGAGGTTTACTATAAAGCTAAGTGGACTCCTATGGAAGTTTCTTCTGTAAGTGTTCCTGCTGATCAGTCAAGACTTGTCGGAGTTGGTCGTTCTGAAAATAAAACTAATATTAACTTTAAGGAGAATATAATGTCAGAAAATAAAGACATAAACCTAGACGAAGTTAGAACTCAAACTATTGATGAAGCTAAAGCTGAATTTAAAAGAAATTCAAAAGAAATTATAGATTTAGCTGCTAGACACAATAAAAGAGATTTAGCTGACAAAGCAATTAGTGATGGTATTTCAGTTGAAGAATTTAGAGGCGTATTATTAGAAAATATTTCTAACAACACTCCTTTAGAAACTCCTTCAGAAATTGGCATGACTAAAAAAGAAGTAAGACAATTTAGCCTAGTAAAAGCTATTAGAGCTATGGCTAATCCGTCTGATAGAAAAGCCCAAGAAGAAGCAGCATTTGAATTTGAATGTTCTGCTGAAGCTGCAAGACAGTATGGTAAAGATGCTCAAGGTATCATGTTACCTGCTGAAGTTCTAAGAAATTGGAATCAAAGAGATATTAATTCATCTGATGATTCAACTCTTATAGCTGAAGATTACAGAGGTGGAGACTTTATTGATGTATTAAGAAACAGCTCAAGCGTAATGCAAGCTGGTGCAACTATGCTTAGAGGATTACAAGGAAATGTTGTAATACCTAAGAAAACTGCTGCTGCATCTGCTGGATGGATAGCAACTGAAGGTGCTGCTGCTGCCGAGAGTGAATTCACTTCAGGCTCAGTAACAATGTCACCTAAAGTAATTGGTGCTTTCACTGATGCTACTAGACTATTACTACAACAATCATCATTAGATGTTGAGAACTTAATCAGAGATGACCTAACACAATCTATAGCTACTGCTATTGATTTAGGTGCTTTAGCTGGTTCAGGTTCAAGTGGTCAGCCTACAGGTATTTCTAATACTTCAGGTATTAACACTACTACTTTTGCTGCTGCTAACCCAACATGGGCTGAAATAGTAGCTATGGAAAGTGCTGTTGCTAATGACAACGCTTTAAATGGTTCTTTAAGTTACATCTGTAGACCTGCTGACTTTGGTACTTTGAAAACAACTGAAAAAGCAACTAATACTGCTCAATTTGTTGTTTCTCCTGACAATAGCATGAATGGCTATAATGTAATCAGAAGTAATCAAGTAACAAGTGGTGATTTCTACTTTGGTAATTTTGCAGACCTATTAATTGGTATGTATGGTGGACTAGATATTACTGTTGACCCTTATGCATTATCAACTTCAGGTGGAGTAAGAATTGTTGCTCTACAAACTGTTGATGTTGCTGTAAGACATGCAGTATCTTTCTGTAAATCATCTGACTAATTAACTGATGCTTAAATGGAATGGGGGTAGCAATACCCCCAACTTAAATATGAAAAAATATAAAATTTTACAAGATACAATGGCTGGCGGTTCTAAAGTACATGCTGGTGATGTAATTGAATTACCTGAACATGAAGGTCATGCTTTATGTGGATATGGTAAAGCTGAAATTCATGTAGCTAAACCTAAAGTTGAAAAACAAGATAGAAGCGTAGGTTTAGAAACTTCAAAAGTAAAAGCTCCTAAAACTAGAGCTAAAAAATAAATCATGCCTTTAGAGAGTGCATTAGATTTTAACGCCTATGTTGATACAACAACAGGTCATGGTGTTACTGCTACTTTCTTTGACGTTACCGCTTTATGGGATACCTTACCATTAATAGA